TTACAGCATATCTCTGATACGTTCTGCCTGACTAGCGTGAGCTTTTACTCCGCTATCTAATTCTTCAGCTATTTTATTGAGTTTTTTTTTAGCGTCTGCTGGCAATTCTTGGGCAGCTTTAGAAACTTTTGGTTCTTTTGGATTTTCAACTACTTTAATTTCGCCCTCTGGCCCAACTTCTTTTTCTTTTTGATCATCCTTAGAAAGTAGCTTAGCTTCTGCTTCTTCTTCCTCTTCTTTTGAAAGTTTGCCATCTTTTTTCATCTTTTTAAGAATAGCTTTTTGTAAAGCTGGTGGTAGCTTTTTTTGTTTTTCTGTTAATCCACCTTTACCAATTTCGTTTATCATCGCTCTCATTTTATCATACTGCATACCACAAGCCTTCATTGTTTGGCTTTTGTCCATCTCGGTTGTATTAACAAGAGCTTTGTCATCCATAGCGCAAACACTCATAAAAGACTTGTACATGCCCTCTTCTATCTTATCATACTTTTTTGCAATAGAAATTTCAATATTGCCGTTAGAACGATCAATATTCGCTACGAGTGGATTTTTAATTTCTTTCATTTGAGTGATATAAAATTGCTGATGGGTATAATTCTAGTTTATGCGAATCAGAAATATCAAGAACACCATCAAGTGTGCCTAATTTTTCTATTATGTTAAAATCATTTACACAAGAAATCACACTATCGGACCAATTTTCTTTTTCAGTTGCACAAACAACCGATTCGCAAAGTTTATCTACCATTTTATCTTGCTCTTTTGAAAAACCTTTTTTGCCCAATTTTAATTTTTCTTTTAATTTTGTAAACGCGGTATTTCTTAAATTTTCTATTTCATAAATGGTTTGTTGAATGCTTGCTCTTGAAAATTGATCCTGAGATCCTTCTGGTCTTCCAGGCATTCCATTAGTTGGTTGCGACCTTGGTTTATTCATTTCTTCTTCATCAATCATTGGAGCGCCCCCAACCACAGGGTTAAAATAACCCCTTTCTCTTTGATTAACAAATTTATCTTGAGCTTCTTCAAGTTCTTGTGCTTGTGGAAACCTGCCAGTATGGAATAAAGTCATACCTTGTTCTGCTGTTAATATTCCTAATTCCATAAGTCTTGTAGCTATGCGCATAAGTTGTGTTTCATCCCTAAGATCTATATCCTTAAATTTAACAGTAGGATATTGTCTGAAACCTAAGTCTTTAGCTATTCTTCTTATTTCTGGTTGCAAGAAATCATTAACAAAAGCTTCACGAGCTTCTTTTAGCCTATCTAGAAAAACGCGAGCTTTAATTTGTGCGCCACTATATTTATCTTCGTTAAGAATAATATTCTGAAGCCCTTCTTTAATATCTTGATTAATAACTTCGTATTTTTGTGATCCAACAACTTTGTTGATATCGGGTATAATAAAATCTGCTTGGGTTGTATAATCTGACACAAGCACCCTACCGACAGACTCATTTTGAAAAAGCGTTTGCATGGCTTTTACATTATTTGGATTTATACCTCCCTTGTCTGGTTCAGTTCCCATCGTTATCATAAGAATAACATTTTCTACTGTTCTCATGATTGCTTGGTCCATTTTCTTCATTTCCATTTTGGCGTTAATATCCTCAAGAACAGGATAACCAAATGGAATAGCAAATGGTTCATAATCTTGCTTTTTGTAAAAACTGTAAGCAAGTTTTGAATTATCTAAATTTATTTTTAAACCATCTTTAAAATATGCACCATTTTTAATTAATTTTTGATCTTCTGGATCAAGTGCATCAAAAACAGCTTGGTCATAATCATTTTTTGGGTTCGCAAGTCTTTCCATATCAAACTCGGAAAGAATTTTTGCATAAGCTCCATCCTTTGTGTTAAACACCGTACTTCTTTTTGCTACAATTTCAAAAGGGTTTAAAACAATATATTTTAGCGGAAATCTATTTTCTCTCGGATCCCCTTCTACCATTTTAGAAAATTTCTTAAAATCATTTAAATCAAACTTTCCATCTAGTCTATATAAAAATATATTACCACTCCTGTAATATTCTCTAAAATACTGATCCTTTAAATCCCACAATTTTACTCGATCAAAAAGTTTCATAAAAAAATCTCTAGATGTTGCATTTCCACCCTCAAGATAAACTTCAGCATTAGCAAATTCTGACATCATATCGATTGTATTTCTAAAAATCGGCACATTAGCATACGCTTTTTGACAAAGTTCAATAGCGTCCCTTACATTAATTCCGTCACCAGAAATTTCATAAGGTAAAAGTCCAGCACGGATCTGGCTAAATTTGTTAATCGGGGTCGTAACAGCAGACCTATTGATTCTTGTGCTTGTTTTAGATGATGATAGATTGCTCACAGAGCCAGATCTACCGTACGACCCCTGGGAAATATGATAAGCTTCGCCCATTGCTGCAGGTTCAACAGACTCTTGGGCTTCAGATGCCTGGCTCACAGAATTATTAAATTTATTCCAGTAATCTGATTTTTTTGTATATTTTCTTTTAGCCATTTTATATAATAAAGTATGTTACACTTTTTAAAAGTTACTTTTCTAACTTTTAGATAAACATTGGAACAAATCCTTGATTTTGTTCTTCGGGTATATCCATCATATCATAATAAATATTCATACCCCAATTACCAAGAACTAAAGCAGAGTATGAGTCTTTTCTTGCCTTGTCCACTCCTTTTTGTCTTTTTAAGTTTGGTGGCAAATCAAAACTCTGCGTTCCTCCAGCAGAGCTAGATACCTGAATTAAAGCACATTCAGCTTTTGTTAAATCTATCATATCTTTTTGGTGTTCAATAAATTCTATCATTTTTGCACCAATATTTTTTTCATCTTCATATTTTGAAAACTTTAGTTCTTTAATTGGAATTTTTTTAGACTTTTGTAAAGAATAATTATCGTCCATAGCTGTGGCCGCAAAATATATTTTTTTTCTATCGAATGCGGTCTGCAACATTTCGTTTGCATTTCTAATCCAAACAGAAACGGGTTTTCTTAGGTGACATATAACATTAGCATTTAAATTATATTGTTTTCTGGTTTCTTTTAAATCTTTTACATAATTATGTGGATTATTAAAATCACCTTCAAATATTCCTATTTTTAATTTTTCTTTTTTAAACAAATCGCTTTCATTACATGAATTAATAAATTGAACTCCCCCATTGTAGTCGCCAATAATCATAACAACATTAAAATGATCTAAAATATATTTAAAATATTCCATATGTTTTTTAAGATTAGTTCCTGGTAAAGCATAGCTGTGAACCAACACACCTTTTCTTTGCTCTGGTATTAATTTTATAACTTGAATCGCAAAATCATCCGACGAATCAGATTCCGACCAAGATGGGTCAAATGCCACAATATATTCAGCATTACTCTCTCCAGATATTTCAATGGCGGGGTCTTCACCATCAGGTATGGTACAATCAGCCATTTTACTAATTTTAAAATATCCAGCGCTGTCGTCAGTAAATTGAGCATTAAACTCCCTATTAATTTGAGACTGGCTCATTGTACCTTTTGCCTGACTGATTAAATTTTCATCATAAAGGGCTTTAGGTGCACAATCGTAAGAAAACTGCATTATGCATCTTCTACCTTTATTTTTTGCGCCAGGATTAAATATCATATTTTCATACGATTGATACATTTTATAAAGATATTCAAATTTATAAGATGCTGATGACAAACCAATCATTTTATTAGATTGCCATTCGGTTCTCTCGTCTTCTGTCATTTTCCCAGCCTTAATCATCGCATCTTCTGCATCTTTAATTTTTTGTCTTTCTGTTGGGTTTTCCACAACAGCTAGGAACGGCATAATGACTTCATTTAAAACTTTTTCTGGCATAAGCAAAAGTTCGTCAATGATAATACGCTGGAAACGAAAACCACGAAGTTTTTCACCGTCACCAAGTGGTAAAGCAGTAATACGACTTTTACCAATCTGCATAGACCATTCATCGTTTGATTTACTTACCTTACCTATACATTGTTTAAATAATTCAGCTTTAGGATCTTGCGATATATCTTCTATCTTACGAAAAATCATTTTAGACTGTCTAAAAGACTTTGATATTATTCCAATATGCACACCTTGATTTAACATTGCATCTAATAAAGCAAATATTCCAGTAGAGAATGATTTTGACATACCACGAGACCATATGCCTAAAAAGTAATCATTTTCCATCATTGCTTTTACCGCCATGTGCTGAAAAGGAAATAACTCTATACCAGTCAAAAGTTCAGTAGCAAAAGTTACATTTTCTTTTAAAAACTTATAAAGTAAAATTTTTGCCTTTACGTCATCTAAATAACCTTCAAGGTTTAAAATTTCTTCATTTACATTCTCTCTTTTTAAAGGTTTTTGATTTCCTGGCTCCCAACTCATTTTGCCTCCTTATCTAAAAAATATTGAATATCCACATCCCACAACTTATCGCCTAAATACAATAACTTAGGAATTATCTCTTCGCTATGCGTTCTGCTATTTGTAAACACAAATTGACAGTGTCCAGCGAATTCATGTTGAATAGAAATTAAATTAGAGAATACCCAGCCTAATTTCGGAGCCCTTCTTCCTTTAGTAAACACAGTTTCTTTTTCTATTTTATTCAAAGACTTCTCCACGACAATATACATATAACTATCTAACTCTACACATCTTTGCATCTCTCTTCTAAACCTGTCTACTTGACTCCCAAATGTTGACAAGAAGTCTCCTGCGCTTTTTCTATCTACAAATGTATTTGAAAAATTATTTCCACCCAGCGTATAATCTCCAAAATCCAATTTTAAAATTTGTGATTTAGGAAATTTTAATGGCTGTTGTTCTCGAGTATCGATCAACACCTCGACATCTACATCATTGTTAAAATCTTTGGGCATACCTTTATGAAAGATGGGCTTTGCGCCCATAACTTCGCAAGCTTTTGTGTACGTCCCAAAGTGTTTTTTGTATACGTCTAAGTCTGGTAACTGACGCTTTAATAGTTCTAAATAAAACGGAGCGTTTTTATATTCCTTTCTATCAATTCTTCTTTTACCTAATTCGGTTATGTACTCTTTAACCTCCGCCGCTGGCGCGGTGTCGCACCACTTTACAAGTTGTGAACGATTAATGAAATCGTTTTCGAAATATTCTTCTTTCTTTTTGAAGGGTAACGGGTTGCCGTTAAGTTTGTTAAAACGCGGATAGTGTTTTACATAGTAATCCGCCACATACATCTTATGTGCTTTTAAATGTGCGTGAAGACTTTTTTCAGATTCGAACTCTGCATTACATTCTTTACATTTATAAGACATCATCAATCCCAATACCTAAAACACGAGCCTTCCAAGCAGACATGCCCTCTAGCCTCTGAGCCTCTTCTTTGATTATTTGTTTTTGCATTTCTGCGATTCTAACCATATTCTTTCGCTCCTCTTCTTCCTGGAAAAGTTGCACGATAGAAAGAAATGATGCTGTTTCTTTTTGTTTGTTTGCTAAACGAGCCCCTCGATCTCCCTGCAATTTTTTTGTTAAATTTTCTATACGAGATTCGCACTGATGATACTCAGAACTTTTAGCTTTTATAATTTCTGCCAGCCTAACGGTCATTTCATCTTGATCATCCGCACTTTCAAACATATCGTTTAGTTTTTGTAAATGCCCAGTAATTAATTCAAGATTAATGATCTCTTTAGATACATTCATATAAAGATTAATTTCATCGGCTGTTAAATCTGGTTTATCCCAAGTTAATCTTATAAACTCTTGTTCAAACAATTCTTTATCAATGGGGTTTAAATAATTATTTATTATTGCAATAAGTCTTGAATTACTTAAATTAATTCTTAATTTATCGCAACAGTTTTTTTGATTTCTAGACATTCGACCTTCTTCAAGTCCATAACCAGTTGAATCATTAATTTTTTTTATAATTCTTGATAAAGCATTAGGGGGAATATAACTACCAACATTGGTTTGATTATTATCTTCATCTTGCTCGCTTTTTTGATTCAATATTGCATTTACAGCTCTCCATTCATTACTGAGTCTTTGCACTTTTTTTCCAAATAAAATATCTGAAATTTCTGAAGTATTCATCCCATTTTCAGCCATCGATATAATTTGTTCAGTTTGATCTACATTTAATTTTATATCTTTAGCTTTTAAGTGTTTTGTCGTCTGAATTTTTAATCCGTTTTCTGACAAAAATTTAATTATAGTTCTTCCCTCTTTAGATCTGCCATCCAACCTATCATTATTAAAAATTTTTTTTGTAATATTAATAATGCTCGGATCTTTTTCAAACTCATTTAAAATTTGTTCCTTTTGGTCTTGTGTTAAATCTATCATAAAATATCTTTTTCTTTGATTATTATTTTGGCTTTTTCTTGAAAAATCTTTTTTAAATTTTTTATTTGCTTATAGCCAGCAGACCTTTTTCTTTCGTTTGTTTTAAATCCCAAAAACTTTGCAACTTCTTCTTCTGTTCTGTTCTGGACAAACAACATCTTAAAAGCTATAAATTGTCTTTCAGTGAGTTCTTTTTGTATTTCATTTGATAGTTTCTTTGTTGCTAATTCTAAATCTAATGAATTATCTCTTTTATCTCCTATTTCGTTTGTATGATTTTCTATTGTAACCGCCAACTTAATATCGTAAGCAGATTTCTTTTTTAATTCCCAGTCTTTATATTCTTTACAAGAATTATCCTGAATACCACTGTTATTCATAGCACAAGAGTCTCCTCCAGTATTATATTTGCATTTTAGGCATGGTCTTACATAATTTCCATAATAATTACGCAAAAGATTTTTAAACTGATTGGATACTACTCTACTTAACCAAGGTTCTATTGGTTTTGTTTGATCCCACAAATGCCACTTCTTATATATGTGGCTCATGATTGTTTGTTTTATGTCGTCATAATCAACATAAGCTAAGGCGTCGAGATCCCACTTTTTTCTTTTGCGTTCTAAAGCCACCTCTATCTCTTGAAGCTTGTCTTCGAAACTTTGCATTATAAATCATTTATATTTTTAATAATATTTTTTCTTCGCCTTGTAGCTTGTTTGCCACCAAGTGAACCTATTGTTTGTTGCATTTCTGAACCAAAAGTATCAATTTCGTA